TACAGCATATGTCTTACATTCAAAAAGATATGATTTAGTCACTCTTTTTCTTTTCTTGGGTGATTTAGTTTGTTTGAGTGGTTTTACCTCAATAACATAGGTTTTAAGTTTACCTGTACTTTCTTTTACCTTTATAATAAAGTCTGGAAAATAACGATGAATTCTTTTATCAACTGGAGATAGGTATGGGATCCAAAATTCTTCACTTCCCCATTCAACAATATTTTCATTTAGATCGCAGTAATTACAAAACCTTCTTTCCCAAGAACTACGGCAAATGATGTTAGTTATATCACCTTTATATTTCTTAGGTTTCTTAGGTTTAAATATACTCTTAATACTTTCTGCCATATCTCTTATACATAATATATAAGGTCAAAAAGTATTTATAAAATGCCAAGAGTAGCAAGAGTCTCAGACATCAAGGCTAATTTATTAAGACCAGCAACTACTTCTCACTTTGAAGTTGAGATTCCTATTATTGATGCGCTTTCTAAATGGAGAGGTGTTGGTAAGCAAGATAAGATTCAGTTGATGTGTTCAGAAGCATCTCTTCCTGGTTCTAATTTAGCAACATTTGAAATTAATAATGATAGAACAGGTGTAACAGAGAAACATGTCCATAGAAGAATATTTGATGATAGAATAGATTTAACTTTTTATGTGGATGCTGGATTATATCAACCAATCAAATTTTTTGAGCAGTGGATTTCATTTATTACTAATGGTAGAAATATTAGTGATAGAGATCAAGATACTCAATTACTGCAAGATAATTATGATTATAGGATGAAATATCCTGATAGTTATGTGGGTACGGGATTAAAAGTTACAAAGTTTGAAAAGGATCATCAAAATCTTTTACAATATGAGTTTACTAGAGCATTTCCTTTAGCGATAAACTCTATGCCTGTTTCTTATGAAACATCTTCATTGTTAAAATGTACAGTATCAATGAGTTATGTAAGATATATTTTAAAGAACTTGCATAAGACAGCAGCATATTCACAAACTACTCCTTCAGGACAAGCAAGATTTAATGCAGCAGGTCTAGCTGGTGGTATAGTTGATGCTGCTGTTGATAGATTGACAGGTAATGATCTTCTTGGAGATATTGCTGGTGGATTTGCAGCAGCAGCATTGGGTCAAATTCCAGCTGTTCAACGAATTGCACTTCCAGCACCTATGCCACCTCAACCAAGACCCTAAATAACCCCACTAAATAACAATACTGAAGTGCTAAAGTAAATTATGCCTTTACCAAAAATTGCGACTCCGACTTATGAGTTAGAGTTGCCTTCGACAGGTGCGACTGTCAAATACAGACCATTTCTTGTAAAAGAAGAGAAGGTTCTTGTGATTGCTCTAGAGAGTGAAGATAATAAGCAAATTACAAATGCTATTAAAGCAGTTCTTAAGAGTTGCATTCTTTCTAAAGGATTAAAAGTAGAAAATCTACCTACATTTGATATTGAATACTTATTTTTAAATATTCGTGGTAAATCTGTTGGAGAGGATCTAGAAGTTAATATTATTTGCCCTGATGATGAAGAGACTCAGGTTCCAGTAACTATTAATCTTGATGAGATTGAAGTTCAGAGAGATGACAATCACACTAATAAAATCAAAGTAGATGATTCTATTATGATGGAGATGAAGTATCCATCACTTGATCAATTTATCAAGAACAATTTTGATTTTAATGATAATATGATGGATCAATCATTTGATTTGATCGCAACTTGTATTGATAAGATCTATACTGAAGATGAAGTATGGGCAGCTGCTGATTGCACTAAGAAAGAAATGAAGGATTTCTTAGAGCAAATGAACTCCAATCAGTTTAAAGAGATTGAGTCATTCTTTGAAACTATGCCTAAATTATCTCATACTGTCAAGGTTACTAACCCCAAGACAAAAGTGAAAAGTGATGTGGTTTTGGAGGGTTTAGCGTCTTTTTTCGCATAGCCCTACTGCATATGAGTTTGGAGAGTTACTTCAAACTGAATTTTGCTTTGATGCAGTACCATAAATATAGCTTAACAGAGATTGAAAATATGATGCCTTGGGAACGAGACATCTATGTAGCTCTACTTGAACAGCATATTGAGGAAGAAAATTTAAAGCAACAGCAACAATCTAATGCCAGTTAAGATTAGTCCCATAGAAATACTTCACCATCTTGGATATGAGATGGTAGACATCGAATCCGATGAGGACTATCTTAGTGCTTTGATGGAATCTATAGTTAGTTTACAACAAGCTGGTGCTAGTGGACGTGCAAGAGCAGATATTTTACAAGAGGAATTGATAAGGGTAAGAAAGGAAAGAAAAGCAGCTGCACCAAGTGCAGGAATGAAAGCAACTAAGAAAAAGATAAGTCCTTCTAAGTTTTTTGATAAAAAGGAACAGAAATCTCTTCCTATGGGAAAGGGAGAAATGGGAGGTGCAATAGTAAAAGTTGCTGAAGGTGTTGATTCTATTGTTGAAACTTTAAAAGAAGATAAGAAACAAGATAAAAAACATTTTTCCTTTTTGAGGAAAATGACAGAAAGATTTAAAAGAAGAAGAGAAGAAAATAAATTAGAATTTCAAATATTTGATGGTTTAAAGAAAACAGCAACAGCTGCATTAGAACCAGTAAAGAGTGCATGGCAAAAATTATTAGAGTTTTTACAGAATGTTATTCTTGGTAGAGTTCTTTTCAAAATTTTGGAATGGATGGGTAATAAGGATAATAAAAGTAAATTAGAAAGTATTATTAAATTTTTTAAAGATTGGTGGCCTACTTTATTAACAGCATATTTGTTATTTGGTAATTCCTTTGGTCGCATGGCCGTCAAGTTAGGTGTAATGGTAAGTAAGTTTGCCATTAGACTTGTAACTAAATTAATACCTAAACTTTTAGCAGGATTAGCAAAAATAAAAGCAGGATCGTTATTAAAGGGAGGTCTTGTTGCTGGTGCTGTAGTTGGAACGACTTACCTTATGGGTAAGATGGTAGGTAAGGATAAAGAAGGAGAGAATATAGCAGGAGCACAAAATCAATCATCAGAGAAACTTCAAGAAGAAGGGATGGATGCTGGTGGTGCAGAGGTATTAAGTCAGTCAGTAACGACTGAGAATGTTGATAGAATGACACAAGGAGATACTAATATTAGATCCAATACTAATATGCTCCAAACAGGGATGGATGATCCTTTAGGTGGTGGTAGATTTGGTCTTAATAAAGGTGGAACAGTTCCTGGTTCTGGTAATACTGATACAGTTCCTGCGATGCTTACTCCTGGTGAGTTTGTGATGAGTAAAGGAGCAGTTCAAAAGTATGGTTCTGATACTCTTGCTGGAATGAATGCTGCTGCAGGTGGTACAAACCGACCAACATTAATGGGTGGATATAATGAGGGTGGTTTTGCAAATATGACTAATACTATGACAACTTCTGGTTCTGGAGGTTATGGAAAAAGATATGTTTCACCTGAAGAAGCAAAAGAAAGACTTGCTGCACGGGGAATGCCATCTATGGAGTTGTTTGATGGGACAGTAGTTCCTAATTTTGGTAAGATGGGTGCTGATTCATTCATGGATGGAATACAATTGACTAGAAGTATAATGGTTGAGAATGAAGCAGACCCTGCAAAAATTGCAGAACTTGATAATTTTGTGGCAACCAATCCTTATGCTCAACCTGAGAAACTACAAAGTATGATTAATAGAGTGGTTCCAGGTTCAACTGAACAGGTACTAGGTGATTTGGGTGATAGTATAACGGCAAGTGCCAGAATGAATGGTGGTGGTTTGGTACAAGCATTCCAAGGTGGTGGTCGAGTGCAGAGAGGTAGAAGTGCTGAAAAAAGAAAAATGGAAGCAAGTAAAATAACACCAATAAAGAAAAAGAAAGTTACTGTTGCGTATGCAGAAGAGAAGCAGAACATAGCAGATAAACCAAATATAGGAAAATCAGGGCAAGAGATCCCTAGTTTTAATGTTACTGCCATGAGATCCCCTGAAAAGATAAAGTTATTGGGGATTAGTGTATAATGGCAATAACTGCTCAAAAATTTTTACCACAAGGAAAAACTGGAGGAGACCTAGCAGTCACTCCTAAAACTTCTTTAATAAAATCTCCTAAAGAAGGTGGTGATATTGTTTTTACAATTCAGAAAAAAATAATATTGGTTGATGATCTTTTGAAGGGAACTCTTGCTGAGAAGAAAGAAAGACAAAAAAAAGAGATAAAGGAAAAGGAGGATGAGAAAAGAGCAAAACAGGAAAAAGAACAAGAAAAAGACAAACCAGATGTCGGTGATGAAGAAGATAATAAGCTTGTAATGCCTAGGCTTAGTTTTTTAGATGGTATAAAAAACTTTCTTAGTGATGTTCTTGTTGGTTGGCTTACTTTTAGATTAATTAAATTTTTACCACAGATAATGAAGGTCTTAAAGATTTTAGGACCAATTGCTGATTTTCTTCTTTTTGTTGGTGGTAAGTTACTTGATGGATTAGTGACTTTAATTGATTGGGGTTATAAAGCAGTTGAAGGGACTAGAGGATTTATAGAAAATATATTTGGTGAAAAGGGAGCAAGAGCATTTGATAATATTACTGGACATTTAAGTAAACTTTTTAATGTTATTGCTGCCATTGCATTAGGAGTTCTTGCCGTTGGTAATGAATCTAACAAACAAAAGAAAGATGAGATAAAAAAGAGAACTAAAAATAATAAAAAATTAAGAGACAGATATAATCGTCGTCAAAAATATAAACAGCAACAAAAAAGAATAAAAAGGAAAAAATTCTTTAAGAAGAGAACTCCAAAGGCACTTCGTAAGACTATTCAACGTGGAAAAATAACTGCGAAGAAATTTACTAGAAGTCTAAAGAAAACTCCACAAAAATTAACTAAGAAAATTAGTAAAAATCTTAGTAAGACAACTAAATCGGTTAGTAAGAACATTAGTAAAAATCTTAGTAAGACAACTAAATCGGTTAGTAAAAATCTTGGTAAGACAACTCAAACAGTTGGTAAGAATGTTACTAAGGCAACCAAAGCGGTTAGTAAAACAACTCAAGCAGTTGGTAAAAATATTAGTAAGGTAAGTGGTAAGATAAGTCAATCTGCTGGTAAAATCGTCACCCGATTAGGGATGAAGATGAATACTGGGATGGTTCAGAGTATGAAAGGACTATCTAAAATGGCAAAGGGTGTGAGAATACCTATTGTTGGTCCTCTACTTGCTGCACTAACTTCTTATCTTGCTGATGGTAAATGGGATAAAGCATTGTTTATTGGTGTAGGAACCGCATTAGGTGAAATGCTTGGTACAGCAATTCCTATTCCAGTTTTAGGTACATTATTGGGTGGAGCAATTGGTTATTATGTTGGAGATTTATTATATACCTTATTCAGAGGTGGAGGAGCAGGAGCAGTCCTTAATAAATTGAAAGAGGATTTGAAGAAAGTTTTAAGCGTAGGTGAGGCAATATTTGATTGGTCAAAGACAGGTCTTGGTAGATTATGGGAGGGTCTTCCAAAAGTTTTTGGTGTTCCAAATCCAGCATGGTTATTCAATCCTCTTAATATGGTTGGTAAAGTTAAAGTACTTGGAAAGGCATTCTTCTCAAGAGATCCGATGGTGGAAGAGAAGGATAAGGAAGAGAAGAAGAAAAAAACTACTAAAATAGAAAAAAATAAAGAAAGTTATTTGTCTATGTTGAGTTCAGGAGAAAGAGGTAAAATAGAACAAGCTTTATATGAAATGAGGATGAATTCTGTAAAAACTGGAGAAGGGTTTAGTGATATGGTTGGAAATCCAAAATATGCTGGAGATGTTGATTTGATTATGAAACATGGATTACAAAAGGTAGAGATTGATAGAGGACGGGTGACTCTTCAGGGTAATGCTGAAAATATTATTCCATTAGATGTAAATTCTGTTGCTAAGAAAACAAATAATATTTCAACTTATGATGAAGAGGAAGAAACAGTTGTTATTAAACCTGGATCTGAAACTGGAGGTGATGTTGCTCCAGAAACAGAAACTAAAGAGTCAATAACACCAGTTGTTGCTGGTGGTGGAGGTGGTAGTAGTAGGGAGATTGATGAAGCACTTTATAAGAGTGGTTAAATATAACTAGGAGGAATAACTATGGCAAGATTATCTGGCACTAAAAGAAGAGAAAAGCAAGCAGAGGTAAGGCAATCTGGTCCTTCTCTTTTGCAGACGATAGATGTTGTTTCTAATGAAAATTCAAGTTCTACTGTAAGCTTAATAAGTGGAACAGTTCGTGTATTGTATTATGAGAGTATTTTGCAAGATACTGTAAGAGCATCTGTGGTTTTTAGTGATGCTGGTAATACGATGACAAGAACCGTCAAGACTGGGAAAGGGCAAGGTAATAAATCAAGATCAAGAACGGATAAGAGTAAGGTAAGTGCTGTTGAAGGACTACCTATAGTTGGTGAGGAGCAAGTAAGTTTAAAGTTTACGGATAATAAGGATAATACTATAAAGTTTGGTAATGATAATAGTTTATACATCAATTCAATCACCCCTATTCCTACTGACTCACAAACAACAGGTAAAGCATATGAGTTGGACTTAGTATCTAAAGGGTTTATTGATAATGAAAAAGAAAGAGTAAGATATTGTTCTGCTGATCAAATATCTGAACAGGTAAAAAAGATATTTGAGGAAGTTTTAAAAACTGAAAATAAGTTAGATATTGAAGATACTAAAAATCCTATTCAATATATTGGTAAGAATAGAAAACCATTCTATGTATTGAATGATCTATCTAAAAAAGCAGTATCAGCAGGAAGTCAAGAGTCTGGTTTTAGTGCTGGATATTTTTTCTTTGAAACTTCAGAAGGGTATAAATTTAAGTCTATTGATACATTATTATCTGGTGTCAAAAAGAAATCAATCATCTATAATGAAACTCCAGATACAGCAGGTAAAGGCATCCCACCTGAGTATGATATAAAGGCACTTACATTAGATACAGATAATCGTGTAAATGTTCAGAAAAAACTTGCACAGGGAGCATATAATATTCGTAGTATTGCAATTAATCCTTTTGATACAAAGTATGAAACTAAAATTATTGATGCTTTTGAAAATGAAGAGAAATTAAAACTAGCTGGAAAGGGACTACCAACCCAGAATAAGGTGTTTACTAAGGATGGTGCAGACACTAATTTTTCTAGAACCACATATTATCTTACTACTGTAGGACAAAAACATATGGGTGAAACTGAGGAACAAATTGAAAAAGCAGAGGATGAAAACTTTGAGAAGAATGAGGTTGTAAATCAGTCTATTATGAGGTATAATCAATTATTCGCTTCTCAAATTACAATTACAATACCTGGTGAGTTCTCT